ATCGTATTCCGATGCCTTGCCGGTAATGTCCTCGGTCTTGCCGTGGACGACGCGCAGGATCATCCCGTCAATGTGCTTCCATGTCGGCCCAATCCATTTCTGGCCGTAGTACAGCACGTCGGACGGTCGCGGGTCGGCAAGGTCAACCCAGATCCCGGTCACGTCATACTGACGCATCGTCGTCTCGAACTGTAACGCATAGGCGAGGGCTCGACCGAGCGCGCCTACGTTCCACGCCGCCTCCATGGCCTTCTCGATTTCCGCAGCGACCGGGGCCGGTGCGCGCGGTCGTCGCGTCGGGAATTCCATCTCGCCAAGTATCGTCTTGAACGTCACGCAATCCTGGTTGCTCGGCCGCTTCTGGATGCCGAATGAGTTGACCGCCTTGAGCACGGTGAGCGTCATGCGGCCGGCGGGCAGCTTGTAGTAAATTTTCTTGTTGTGCTCGTCTTGCTCGGCCCACACGCCGAACCAGCGGCGCACCATGACGCCATCGGTATCGACAACGCGAACCTCGCCGATGTGTTTCTTGAGCTTGCGACCATAGATCAAATAAGGATGCTTCGTGCCGGGCTTCCAGCCCTGATAAGGACTGTCAGGATCGTCAAGGTAGATATCGATCAAGCTGCCCCACGTCCCGTCATAGACGCGCTGCCCGGCGCCCGTGATTTTGTTATGTCGCCATTGCAGCAGCTCGGCTTGAAGCCGCTGGCAGCGAACGACGAGACCATGAGGATCATCGGCTAGCATCGAAAGGTTGGCCGATTTGACGGGATACCCTGCCTTCACGTCGGCATCTGGCGCATACCAGTAAGGAACACGCTTTCCGCTTCTGCGGGTGCGATACTTTAAGCCTGGCGTTTCACTGGCGCGCGCCATGCCTCTGGCCTTTCTACACCACGCGGGTTGCGGGGCTTTTCGGTTTCCAGTCCGTATTCCACGTCCCAAAATCGCCTGACGGCCGGCGTGTAGCGACCGCCCATGCGCGCATCGATTTTGGGGAAACCCTGGCCTTCGAGCAAGGCGGCATGACCGCGAAATTCACTGGCGCGCACAGGTCCGAGCACCGCAGTCCCGATTTCATCATCGGACGCGAATAGCGGAAGATCATCCCATTTTATGCGGTTCGGCCGGCTCATTCACCAACCCCCGAACGCGGCGTGGATGAAGGCCTGCGCTTGTTCATAGTTGATCGCGTTGCCGTAGCCGCGGAGACTTCCGATACGGTGCGCCTTTGCGCCTCGGAGAGACTGGCCAGAAAGTCCTGCCACTTCCGCCAGTCGTCGTAGTTCGGGGCCGAGGTTTCCCATGCCGCGCGGCAACCCATGAGCCAGCGGCTGTGTCCCGGCCTCAACTGGCCGCCACTTTCCATCCCGGCAAAAGAGCCAATCCGAATTTCGCCAGAAGCCGTTAACCGGGCCGGGCCGGTCCAGTTCGGGTCCGGCGTTATGCCCGATCCCGCGATATTCGCTCCGCACAACGCTACCGTCTTGCGGCTCGAATCCGTGTTGCCCGCCTCGTTGTAGTTGTCCGTTTTCGGAGTGCCCGCCATCGGTGTCGGCCATCCGGTCAGCACCGCGCCCTGACACAAATCCTGCGGGCCGCCCTTGCGCTCGATCTCCGACAACGTGCCGTCCAGCGTCCGCACATTCTTCTCGCCGTCCGCTTGGCGAGGTGTCGGCCATCCGGCCCAATTGGCCGTGCGCGGCAACGAGACCTGTTTCCGTCCCTTCACTTGCGACTGGCCCGCCTTCGCGTCCTGCGCGTTCGGCGTCGGCCAACTCGCCAACTGTGCAAAGTCCCGCAGATCGTTGGCGTGTGGCCCCATCGCCCGCGCCATCGCCTTGTCCGGGTCTTTGTATTCCCCGCCCGCTTTGAATTTGCTCGTTGGCGTTGGCCATGAGGCCAGCGCCACTTGGTTCGATAAATCGTGAGGCGAGTAATGATGGTCCGCCATCGTATTGCCGCGCGTCGTCGTGTCGTGCGTCTGCGGCGTTATCCAATGCGAGCCAATACAACCGCTGCCTGATGTGCGGCGCGCCGAAGCCCGCAGAGCAAATATCGATCGCTGCGCTGGCGTAACCCGTTCCTTCCAGGTCAGATTGAACAAGGTCGAGCCAAGCAAGTCCGTCCTTTGACGCAACCTGTTCGCCAAGCACGACGCGAGGGCGGCACTGCTCAATGAGCCAGTGGAACGCGGGCCATAGGTGCCGCTCGTCAGCAAACCCGCCTCTTTGGCCTGCCGCGCTGAAAGGCTGGCAGTTATGGACGACAATCCCATCTGCCGTGTAGCTTTCATCTTCTTCGACGGAGATGTTGTAGACGCGCCCGCTTCCTGATGGGGTAGTGGATCGGACGAAACCAATTCCATGCACTCCATCGAACTGAAAAGATCGGGCTGCTTCATAAGCTGTCACCGTGAATAATGGTCGCTCGGTAACTGAGCGGCCTTCAATTTTAAGATTTGGTCGCGGCTGTTTGATTTTGATTGATGCAGATATTTCTGACTGATTAAGCAGGACGCGAATGCCGACTGCCAATGCGCGTGAAACCGTCGCGAATGTTTGCGTCTTTTTGTATCGGCTTCCGTCTGCTTCAAAATATCCGCGCAAGAAGGCATCGCGATATTCAGATGGCGCGCCGTGCAGCCATGTTGGCAATCGCTTACCGTGAGCGAATTGCCCAAAATTATCAGTTAGCCATTTGACTAGAACTTTCGATCCACAACGAGCACGCGATGATGTGCGCTCCGCATATGGAGATGATGCCAGCCCTGCTCCTGCCATTATTTCTGCGAGTAGCGACTCGTCGCCTGGCGCACCGCAAATAAAAACAGTATTTCGGCTAGTCCAGCCATCGCCGATCCAGTATCCGAGAAACCTGGCAAAGCCTAAGCCTGACGTATCAACGGCACTTGCGCCGCGCGCATCAATAATTCCCTTGGACAGTGCATCACGTCGGCATTGTTCTGCTTCGAACTTTTCTTTGAACCTGCCGAGATAGACCGTTCGGCCATTCTTCCAGCCCGTTACGCGCCATCTATTAGCTACAAAATTTACTCCGAGATCATTTTCGAGAGTTGGTATTTGCGCAGCAGGGACGCTTGCAATCGTCCGCCAGCGGTTGCCGGGCAGTTGCTTTGCCGGCAACCAATCATTGTCTCCGATATAAAATGGATGATCGGGGGTGCATTCCAATCCCCAGTGACCTTGGCCCTTGACTGTCACAAGCTGGCGATTTGCGTCACTGCCGCACTTTGTAACGCGCCGCCAACGTCCGCGATGCGTCAGCACTTTGTCGCCGACAAGAACATCTTCAATGGCGATCATGCCACGCATGGTCAGCACCATCGTTCCGGCTGGAAAGCATGGGCAACTGCCGGTCCACACTTGCTCGTCGTCCCGGACGCCAGCGCCTCTAAGGGCTGCGGACCAGATGCCAATTCCGGCAAAGAAGTGGACTTGTCGGTAGGCGGCAACGTCGTCGGGCGTGAGATCGACGATTGATCGACGATCGACTCGACCCGGCGCGATCTCTCCGGCCCGGATGAGGTTTTCGAGCCAGTCCGCGGCGAAGTCGTCGATCTCATTGTAGAGCGCGAGGTTATTCACAACGCCTCACCTTGTAGAGCCTGGTCCTGCCTGGGGGTGGCGAGACGGGCGACCTTCTTTCGGTCCTCGTCATACGAGCCGTTATTTTGCGCCTTATTGAATTTCTCGATCGCCGCAAGCAATTCGTCGTAGCCGACCAGTTCGTTGGTATCGGCATCGTCGTGATGATCTTGCAGGATCAGTTCTTCGACGTTGAACGGCTCAAGATTGAAATGTCGCATGACGCACGGGAAAACATATTCTTCCCCGTTCTCGCGGGCTTCTTCGGCGGACGAATAGTAATGACCGTCGAGAGCATAACAGGGGTCTTGATCGTCAATCTCGACCAGTTTGGCAGCGGCAACAATTTTCGCATAACGGCACTTCTTGCAGGCCGTGTAAATTTTTTCGCACTCCGCACCGCACCCAGAGCAGATGTTGTGGGTGCGGCAGTTATAGCAGTCCGTCGCCATACGCTTTGCTGTTTCGTGGGCGAGGTCGTCCTTGCAAGCAAAGATGCGCGGCGACGTGCAATGCCCGCATTTGGGACAGGCATACATCAACGGCTTTTTGTCAGGATCATCTGCGCGAACAAGAACGATTGGGTCTGTCATCATTCACCCCTCACCATGAAGCGCGCGGGTTGCGAACCGGATCGCCTCGGAAGTTCGTGCGTTGTCATCGCTCGCGAGACGCATGGACAATTTCGCCGTTGAACCGCCGCCACGACCTGATCAAGCGCGGCTTCTTGATTCCCAAATGCCGCTTCCTCACTCGGTCATTCTTGGCTTTCATCTTTCGGTCGATTGCTGTCTTGGCCTTATGTGGCGCGACCAATGCCGGGGCCATGTTCCCCTCGCGATGTTCTCCGCCGAGTGACAGTGCCTTGATGTGTTCGACCTCCCAGGCGTCGCCGGGGAGAATTTTTCGGCCGCTCAGATAGCAAACGCCATTGTATTTCTCGAACACGCGCAAGCGGACGCGCGGCGGGACCGGCGTATCGTCTGTTTTGCCAATCCATTCTTCAACGGAGCGCATTAAGCGGCCTCCGCCCGATCGTGAAACACGACGCCGTGACGTGTGCCGAACTCTGCGATAATCTCCATCATGTCGGACATCTCGCCCTTGCTCAGGTCGGACGACGATGTTCCAATGTTGACGAAACCGGTGCCGTCGAGATTCGGCACAAGTTGTCCCTCGCGCTTCAAGGCATCGAGAAACAGCAGCTTCCAGCAATCCGGCGTTAGCTTGCGACCATGCCACGGCAATTGACGGGATACGTCGGTCAGCATGGCCCACATGCGATCATTTTGCGGTGGCGTTCGCTTTGCTGCCTTGACCTCAACACGCGAGCCAGCGGGGGCCGCCGTCACGATCTGCATTGCCCGTGCGCGGTCCGCCGCCGTTCTGACCGTGATGAGATACCGGCTCATGGGTCAGCCAGTTCTTTCAGCAGAGCGTCGAGGCGCGTCTTTGCTGCGGCTTGAATGCGCTTGAACACTTTCGGCGCATCGGCCTCGATCTTGTCGAGCGTGGCCTTGTTGGCATCGGCCCACTCGGCTAGGTCTGTTGCCTGTTTCGAGGCATTCAGCGCGGCGACGTATTGGCTGCCCCAAGCGATCGGGTCGAGCGGTTCAGGATACAGGATGGCCGATGGCTTGCTCGGCACAGTGTCCGCCGGCTGATTGATCGTGACTGGCGCCTTTTGCGGCGCGTCCGGCGCTCCCGCTTGGTCCATCTCGTCGGCGGTGCAGAGGCCGGAAAGCTCCTGCGGGAATGCCTTGCGCAGCGCCAGCGCCTCGGCGCACTTAGCCAGCATTACGTCCGGCATCGTTCCCCACATGCGGGTTGTGGTGCCGTCTTTCTTTCGCTGTGCGTAGGAAGCGAAGCGAGCAACGCCCCAGCACGGCTCGGTAAAATCGGTTCGCAGGACGCCGACGCGCGCCGCAATCGGCGGCTCGTCGCTGACCCACACATCGCACCACTGGCCGTCCTTGCCGCACCAGAACGGGCCAACTTGGCCGCTATATTTTCCCGTGCGCTCGGCGATCAGGCGGAAGCCATCAATAGAGGTCTGGATACCCATGACCTCACGCCCGGCCTGCGAGTCCCACCGCTTGATCGCGTAGATTTGCCGCGCCAGCGGGTCGAGGCCGGTTCGCTCGGCCTGATACATGAACAGCTTGAGCTCATCGTCGGACGAGCCCTTGCAGATGGTGCGCTTGATGAGGTCAACCTGATCTGGTGCAAAGCGCGGAGCCGGGACCGCGTTCTTGACTGTGGTCGAGGGGAGGCTGACGTTCATTGTACTAACTCCTTGATGGAAAGACGATTGGCGCGGTCGCGCCGGCATTCGATGCCACCGCCCGTGACGCGAGCGGCGTCAGCCGGGACGAGGCCCTTGAGGGCCTTTTCGGCTGCTGTGAAATCCTTGGCGGCGGTGCGGTTCTTGATGAACGTCACGGCCTCGCTGCACCAATGGTTGTTGGTGGAGAAATCGTAGGCCTTCTCGGCCTTGACCGGCGCCGCGACTGCCGAGACCGATACGGGAGCCGTGAGTGAGCGGACGCACTCCATAAAGCGCTCGGCGCGCGACCAGAGTTCGGCTGCGTAATCCTTATCGAACTGGATGTGTTCGACGATCGGCTCATTTGCGCCCATGATGACCGATAGCGCGCATTCCTTCGCGCCAGTTACGATCATCTGCCAGTGCATTTGCGGCTGGTAGCGAGTGATGATGGTTTCCAACGGCTCGCGACCGCCGACGTGCTTGCACTCGACCGGGCAGCCGTGAAGATCGGACCAGCCGTCCAAGGTGCAGGCCGCCCAGCCATTCTTGTGGAGGACGACTTCGCCGTGCCGGGACACCGGACCTTTCTTGCGCTCGAACCAATCCAGGTTGAGGCTTTCTGTATGCGAGCCTAGTTGCACCGGCCATACGCCCGACAGGTCCTCGTGCTGCACATTCGGGTCGCCGATCATTTCGCGCCAGAGCGTGAGAATTTCGGACTCGTCGCCGGTCATCAGGCAAGCAACACGGCTCGCCGTGAGTTTTCCGTCTCGCGCCTCAATCTGAGTTTTGGTAAGCATTACGCGGCCTTCCTGCTCTGTCTGTTTTCTCTGCGAAGCTGCGCCAACATGATCTTGCTGTTCTGCTGGCAGAGTTCGTTCATGCGCTTCCAGCGGCGAGCCTCGCGGGCCTTGATTGCTTGCTCGGTCAATGATTTGTGTGTCTCGGCGGGGGAGGGCTTCATGCGACCTCCGCTGACTTGATCGTCGCCACCGGCATCACGGGATGTGCCGCCAGATGATCGCGCGGCACTTGCGTTGCGTAAGTCGTTGTCGGTTGGCCGGCAGCCTTTGCCAGCGCAGCCAACTTGGCATGTTCGACATTACTGACCGTCGAAGTAATCGGACGGCGTAGGATTTCGGCTGGCCTGATGTATCCGGGACGGTGATAGCCACCCATCACGCCGCCCTCCGCAGAAACTCTTGCAGATGCTCGGGCCATTCAGCGCCGCGCTGGTAGATCAGTTGGGTTGCGCCGTTGGCTATGTCGCCAGTGATTTCCCGGCATGATCCCAGGTCCTCGTTTACTTCGAGGATTTTCTGCACATGCTCGATCTGGCCGTCCGTAATGTCGCGGACGAGATCAGCTTCCGTGCAGCGATGGACTTGGAAGTCTTGCCCGCCAATCTCGACGGCCTTGCCTTGCACAAAAATGATGCGCGGCTTGCTGTAGGTTTCGATGATGTAGAAGTGGACGGGGGCGTTCATTGCATCACCACATAAACAGGCCTGGCGGTGGAGGTTCATTAGGCTGCCTCCACAGGAGAACCGTTACGCAGCATGTAAAAGGTATCGGCCTTGATGCCGTCTTTGCCGACAATGCCAGCCCATGCTGCGACGATCTTGAAATCATCGTCGCGCTCGACCAAGAAGAGGGCGCAACCTTCCGCGCCTGACACCCGGCCCTGATAGCCGCTCGCCAGCGCGACACCATCTTTGCCAGTGTTGGTCGCGGCGCTCTGGTAGCCCGTGTTGGTCGCGGCGCTCCGGTCGCCCGTGTTGGTCGCTGCGCTCTGGTAGCCCGTGTTGGTCGCTGCGCTCCGGTCGCCCGTGTTGGTCGCTGCGCTCCGGTCGCCCGTGTTGGTCGCTGCGCTCCGGTAGCCCGTGTTGGTCGCTGCGCTCCGGTCGCCCGTGTTGGTCGCTGCGCTCCGGTTGCCCGTGTTGGTCGCTGCGCTCTGGTAGCCAGTGTTGGTCGCTGCGCTCCGGTCGCCCGTGTTGGTCGCTGCGCTCTGGTAGCCAGTGTTGGTCGCGGCGCTCCGGTAGCCCGTGTTGGTCGCGGCGCTCCGGTCGCCCGTGTTGGATTCCTTGGCGTCCTTCCAGTTCACCTGACCGAGGATGTAATCGACGCCGCGCTGAATGAATTGCGGTAGTGTCAGTTCGGCCTTTATGGTGATGGAGGCGGAGGCGATTTTCGTATCGCCATCGCGGCGATCGATTTCACCAGACTGTTCGACGAGACAGAAACGGTTCAGCTTTCCGTAGTCGTCTGTGAGCGCATAATGGCTCCAAACATCGAATGGGGCTGCGCAGGCATGAAAGCCATTCTCGCAAGCCTTGACCTTGCCGGTGACGGAGTAGGTCTTGCCAATCTCGAACTGGAAGCCACGGCAGGTCAGGTCGGGGCCGAAGCCTTTGACGCTCTCGATGACTTCGGTTTTCGGCTTGCGGGCCATTTCCTCTGTCTCCGTTTGGTGACGGAAACAGCCTTACACTAGATGCAAGTAGCCAGTCAAGCTAATTTGCAGCTAGTGCAAAAATAATTTCAAGGCCTAATTAAACC